AGATCCACGGCGCTGCCGGTCTGGTCATCACGCTGACTGATGACGGCCTGCAAATCGTGGCCCCCGGCGATGTGGAAATCACCGGCAATGTGCAGATCACGGGTGACGTGAATGTTACCGGCACCGTCACCGCTGACACAGATGTTGTGGCCGATAGCATCAGCCTGAAATCGCACACGCATGGCGGCGTGCAGTCTGGCGGATCGAACACCGGGGCACCGCAATGAGTGGGATGAACCGGCAAACCGGCGCGGCATGGGCGGATGAAGCGCATATTGCGCAGTCGATCGCCGATATCCTGACCACGCCCCTGACCACGCGCGTGATGCGGCGTGATTATGGTTCGCGCCTGTTTGAACTGGTGGATGCCCCGCTGACGCCCGCCACACGCCTGCTGTGGATTGCCGCCACCGCCGGGGCCATCCGCCGCTGGGAACCGCGCATCGCGCTGGAACGCGTATCGCTCGCCCTTTCCGCCACTGGCCAGATCATCCTGACCCTGATCGGCCGGCGCACAGATTTGCCGCTCAACAACCGCTTGCAGCTTTCCATCCCGTTTTAACGAAAGGCCCGCCCCATGCCATATTACCACGGTATCACGGTCAATGAGATCAACACCGGCGTCCGCGCGATTGCCGATATCGCCACATCCGTTATCGGCATTGTCGTTGTTGCAGATGATGCCAATGCCGCCGCTTTCCCGCTGGATACGCCGGTGCTGGTCACCGATGTGACCGGCGCGATTGCCGTTGCAGGAACGGAAGGGAACTTTGCCAATGCGCTGAAGGCGATTGCCGATCAGGCCAGCCCGCCGCTGGTGGTTGTGCGCGTGGCAGAGGGTGTGGATGCCGCCGCCACCGAAACCAATATTATCGGCACGGTGACTGCTGGTGGTGACCGCACCGGCTTGCAGGCTCTGCTGGCCGCAGAATCGCTGGTGGGCCTGCGCCCGCGCATTCTGGGTGTTCCGGGTTACGATACGCAGGCTGTTGCCACGGAACTCGCCACCATTGCCGAAAAACTGCGCGCCTTTGCCTATGCAGCGGCTGTGGGTGACACAGTGGCGGAAGTGACCGCATATCGCGCCAATTTCGCCGCGCGCGAACTGATGCTGATCTGGCCCGACTTCAGCGATTTCACCGGCTCTGCCATCGCCCGTGCAATGGGCCTGCGCGCCAAGATTGATACGCAGGTTGGCTGGCACAAAACGCTGTCCAACATGGCGGTGAACGGCGTGACTGGCATCAGCAAGGGGGTATCCTTCTCCATCCTGGCCAGTGAAACCACCGATGCCGGGCTGCTGAATGATGCCGATGTGACCACGCTGGCGCGCCTTGATGGCTATCGCTTCTGGGGGAACCGCACCTGTTCAGATGAACCGCTGTTCGCCTTTGAAAGCGCCACCCGCACCGCGCAGATTTTGCAGGATGCCATTGCAGAAGGGCTGGTGTGGGCGATCGACAAACCGATCACCAAGGGGCTGATCAATGACATCCTTGAAACCATCAACGCCAAATTCCGTTCGCTGAAGGCGCAGGGCCGCATCATCGGGGCAGAAGCGACATTCCGCGATACGGATAACAGCGCAGCTGACATGGCAGCGGGCAAGCTGGTGTTCGATTACAGCTATACCCCTGTCGCCCCTGCTGAAGCGATCACGCTGAACCAGCGCATCACCGATAAATTCTATGCCGAATTGCTGGCGGCCTGATCCCCGCTGACCCCCTTCCCTTTTCCTTTGGAGTAACCCGTCATGGCCCTGCCTTCCAAACTGAAGAACATGAACCTTTATAACGATGGCGTCAGCTTCATCGGGCTGATTCCTGAAGTGTCTATCCCCAAGCTGGCCCGCAAGCTGGAAGGTTACCGTGGCGGCGGCATGGATGCCGGAATCCAGATCGATCTGGGCGGTGAAACCATCGAATTCGAATGGAAGGCTGGCGGCCATATTGACCAGGTGTTCGCCCAGTTCGGCGCAATCACCCATGACGCGGTTCAGCTGCGCTGGGTGGGTGCCTATCAGGATGACAGCACCGGCACCTATAAATCCGTCGAAATCGTGGTGCGCGGGCGCCATCAGGAAATTGACCCCGGCACTGGCAAGCCCGGCGATGATACCGAACAGGGCGTGAAGACCATTTGCAGCTATTACAAGCTGACGGTGGATGGCCGCGTGCTGATCGAAAAGGATGAAGAAAACCTGATCTTCATCGTCAACGGCATTGACCGCCTGGCGCAGCAGCGCGCCGCACTGGGCATCTGATCCCGCCAATAAGCTTCGCCCCGGCGTGCAATGAGCGGACGCGCCGGGGTGAAGACCCGATCCGCTCCATTCCCTGAAGGATAGATGATGGCTGACAAATCCGCTCTTCAACCAGAAACCCCAACCACCGAACCTGCACCTGCTGCTGGCAATGCCCGCAAGATGTCTGATCCGATTGCGCTGTCAGAACCGATTGTGCGCGGGGATACCACCATCACCGAAATCACCTTGCGCAAGCCCAAGGCGGGCGAATTGCGAGGTATGAATTTGGCATCGCTGACGAATGGCGATGGATCGGCGGTGCTGGATGTTCTGCCAAGAATTTCTATCCCGCCAATCACCCAGCCAGAGGCAGACAATCTTGAGCCGGAAGACCTGGTGGTGTGCGCCGAGGCAATCATTGATTTTTTTCTGACGGCGGCCAAGCGGAAGCGGATGGAGCAGGTGCTGAAAGCCTGATCGCTGATCTGGCCGCCATCTTCCATTGGCCACTGTCTGAATTGCTGGCGATGGAACTGGATGAACTGATGCGCTGGCACGGACTGGCCGTGGAACGATGGAAACTGATGAACAGGGTGAAGGGACCATGAGCACCAAAAATCTGCGCCTGCTGGTTTCCTTCGCCAGTTCAGACAAGCTTTCCGGCCCGCTGAAGAAAATCGTAGGGCTGGGCCAGAGCGGCAGTGAAAAACTGGCCGCGATGAAGCGAGAGGCGCGCGATCTGGACCGCGAACTGCGCGATGTGCGCGGCGAAATTGGCCGAACCAGCGGCAATGTGACCCAGCTGATCCAGCGCGAACGCGATCTGGCAGACCGCATCGATCGCACCAATGACCGGATGGAACGGCAGGTGCGCCTGCTGAAGATCAATGCCCAGGCGGATGCCATGCGCCAGCGTGGCGAGGATCTGCGCGGTTCGGGCACCGGCAACATCATGGCAGGCGTGGCAATGGCGGCACCGGGCGTGCTGGCGGCAAAACAGGCCATGACATTTGAAAGCGCGATGGCCGATGTGCGCAAGGTGGTGAATTTCGACACGCCGGATCAATACCGCCAGATGGGTGAAGACATCACCGATATGTCCACCCGGATTCCGATGGCGGCAGAAGGGTTGGCCCAGATCGTGGCCGCAGCTGGCCGCGCTGGCGTGGCGCGAAAAGAATTGCTGACCTTTGCAGAAGATGCGGCGCAGATGGGCATCGCCTTTGACAGCACGGCTGAAGATGCAGGCGCGATGATGGCCAAATGGCGCACAGCCTTTGGCATGGGCCAGGGTGAAGTTCGATCGCTGGCGGACAAGATCAACGCGCTGACCAACACCTATGGCGGCAATGTGACCGCCGTGGCTGGCATCACCACGCGGATTGGCGCGCTGGGTAAGGTGGCAGGGCTTGCCGCGCCGGAAATTGCCGCAATGGGCCAGCTGATGAATTCGGTGGGTGTGGAGGAAGAAATCGCCGCCACCGGCATCAAGAACATGATGCTGGCCATGACAAAGGGTGAAGCTGCCACAAAGAAACAGCAACAGGCATTCGCCGCGCTGGGGCTGGATGCCGGGAACCTGGCAGAAGCCATGCAAAAGGATGCAGCTGGCGCGATCACCGATCTGCTGGCGCGCATCCGCGAATTGCCCAAGGCCCAGCAGGCCAGTATGCTGACCCAGCTGTTCGGATCGGAAAGCGTGGCGGCAATCGCCCCCCTTCTTGCCAGTTTTGACCAGCTTCAGGCGAACTTCGCGCTGGTGGGTGACAAGGCGCAATATGCCGGATCGATGCAGAAGGAATATCTTTCCCGCATCGCCACCACGGAAGGGGCCACAGGGCTGGCCATCAATGCGCTGAAGGCGGTGAATATCACGCTGGGCACCATGCTGCTGCCCACAGTCACCGCAGCTTCCAAAAAGATTGTTTCGATCGCCAACACGGTACGGAACTGGTCAAAGGAACATCCTGCATTGGCAAAGGGTTTGCTGATGACCTGGATGGCCGTTTCCGGGCTGGTGATCGGCATGGGCGCACTGAAATTTGCATTCGGCGCGATTCTGGGGCCATTTTCCACCGTGTTCCGTCTGGCGCTGACCAATGGGCCAATGCTGATGAAAGTCTTCAGCGGCATCCGCACGGCGGCATTGCTGATGGGCAGCGGGATGATGAAGGCAGGCGCAATGATGCTGGCCAATCCCATCGTTCTGGTGATCGCCGCCATCGTGGCCGCTGTCGCCTTTGCCGGATACATGATCTACAAACACTGGGACAAGATTTCTGCTGCCTTCCATTCCGGCGTGGCGTGGGTGAAAGGCGCGATTGGTGGCCTGCCAGACTGGCTGAAAAATCTGGGCGGCATGATGATGACCGGCCTGCTATCCGCGCTGAACCCTGCGGTTCTGGCAACGCGCCTGATCCAGATTGCCAAGGGCGGAATCAGCGCGTTCAAGAACTTCTTCGGGATCAAAAGCCCATCCCGCCTGATGATGGGCATGGGCGGTTACATCACCGATGGGCTGGCGCGTGGGATCGATGGCGGGGCTGGTTCCCCCATCCGCGCCGCGCGTTCAATGGCAAAGGGTGTGGCCGGGGCCAGCATGGCCAGTGCCACAATGGCAATGGCCGCCACCGGCGGCGGCGGTGGACATTCCGGCGGGATGCAGTTTGGCCAGGTCAGCATCACCATCCATGCCGCGCCGGGGCAAAGCGCAGAAAGCATCGCACAGGCCGTGGCCGCTGAATTGCAGCGGCAAAGCGCAATGGCCGCTGCGGCGAAACGATCATCCTATCAGGACGAATAAATATGCTGATGGCCCTGGATATGTTCGCCTTTGAAATCGGCACCCTGCCCTATCAGGAATTGCAGCGCAGCTGGGAATGGCGGCACGCCCAATCCGAACGGTTCATGGCCCGCCCGGCCAGCCAGTTCATTGGCCCCGGCGCAGAAACAATCAACCTGTCGGGCGCGCTTTACCCCGGTGAGGGGATCGGTGCCTATTCATCGATCGACACCATCCGCGAAATGGCGGACAAGGGGGAGGCATACACGCTGGTTTCCGGCGTGGGTGAAGTGCTGGGCGATTTCTTCATTCGCAAGCTGGATCTGCGGCAGGAACTGTTTTTCGTGGATGGGGCC